ATCCGTGGTTCTCATACTCTTTTATTTTGGTTTTCGTATTAATGACTGGGATTACAGACAAATTCACTATGCGGAATTTGTGAATATTAGTTAAATAAGAATGCGTAAACTTTCTGTGTCCCTTCCCGTATCAGTCGGAGCGCCTTGCTGATGTGGTTATCCACCGTATTTACGGAAATCTGGAACTTGGCGGCTATCTCCCTGTATTTCATGCCGTCGCGTTTGTTCAGCAGGAATATCTCCCGGCAGCGTTCGGGCAAGGCATCAATGGCAGTCCACATCCGCGCTTCCCTGACCGAACGTTCCTCCGCTTCCTCATCGCTCAACGTATCTTCAAAATCAGAAGGGGAAAGATTCGGATCATAAATCTCCTCCTTCTTCAGATAGTCCAGGCTGCGGTTGCGGGCAGTCGTATAAAGGTAGGCTTTGACATTTTCTATCTCGGCTCCACTGATACTTAATTTCTCCCACAAGGCAGAAAAACTATCTTGTACGATGTCTTCTGCAATATCCGTATCATGGACATAGTGCAGCACGTACAAGCATAACGAACGATAATGGTATTTAAATGTTTCGTCTATGTCTATTGTAAATTTATTCATACAAATAGGCTTATTATTCTGTGTGTCTACATAAAAGGACACAAAATAAGGCAAAATTCACTATTTCATATTGTTAAAGAAATATAACGTACCCCTTTCCCATATACACATGGTGGAAAACATCACGGGGTTTCCGCACTTTCCTTTCCGTTTTTCCACATTCTTTCTTTTTTTCCGTCCTATATCTATCGGAAAATAAAAAATACGTTTATGGAAGAAAAAGAAGTTGCGCAAGGTTTATTTGATGGTGGAGTTCGGAAAACCTTTTGCGGTAAAAAGGAGATGTATGTAGCCCTCATGGCAGAACCAACTTTTTCGCAGTTCTCCAAGTTCATGCCCGTATCCAAGAAAGACGAGGTATCGGCTATGAGAACGCTTATCAA